AGCGTGTGTTCATTATCGCAAATCTTAGAAGCCGAGGTGGACGAGAAATATTACCTCTCTGCGGAGAAAACGCAGCAACTCTTAACCAACTTGTAGGTGGGATGCAGGGATACCGTGTATATGGCACGGATGGCATATCAGCTACCCTCGTTGGAAATGCTGGAGGTGTGGGCGCCAAGACAGGCTTGTATCTTATGGGTAATCTGAATCCGAGTGGTCACGGTCAGGGTGGAAATGTCTATCATGAAGACGGAATTGCACCAACGGTTACTGTAAACAAAGGCTGTGGCACGAGAATATTTATTGATCAGAGCAATCATGCTCCAAAGCTGACGGAAAATGCCAGATGCATAACTGCAAGGTATACTTCCGGGATGGTAAATCATACTGCAATGAATTCTGCAGTTATGGAAGTGCATCCGGTTCTGACACCAGAACGTATGGAGAAAAGGCAGAATGGCAGACGGATGAAAGAAGATGGAGAGCCGATGTTTACGCTTACCTCACAGGACAGACATGGTGTGTTTGTGTGTGAGAAAGTGCAGCAGAATGAGGAAACCATGCTTCGTGTCAGAAATGGTACAAAACAGGGGTATGACGAAGCACACGTTGGTGATGGTATCAGCCTTGCATATCCTGAGAGTGATACCAGAAGGGGAAGGGTTGGAAAAGGCTGTTCCCAGACATTAGATTGCTCCGGGCAAATGGGGACTCTTATGAAGTGCGGAAGAATCCGCAGGCTCACTCCGAGAGAGTGTTTCCGTCTGCAAGGTTTCCCGGATGTTTTATTTGATAAAGCAGCATCTGTTAATTCGGATGCACAGCTTTACAAACAGGCAGGGAATGCGGTGACCGCTACTGTGGCATTTGCGGTGGCAATGTCACTGCCGGAATCACGGGAAAATTAGTGAATAAATAACTTGCTATTTCCTCCATTCAGAGTGATATATGTAGTACCAAATTGAATGGAGGAAAAGCAAATGAAGGTAAAAACAACAGCAGAAAACAGAAAAGACGTTGTGAAAGCGATGGAGGAAATCCTTAATGTAAAAGCAAAATATCAGGGACCACCATCTTTTGGATACAAGGTCGGGGAGTATACAGTGGATCGTGATGGCAACGTGGAACACGAATCCGAGGAGGCAGCACTTACCATGCAGAATGAATTAGTAGCGAGAGGTTTTGCTGAAGGCGAAACAGACAGACTTAACATTGGGATTCCGATAGAGGGATTCACAGCAGAGGGTATTAAAAACCTCATTTACATGATTCACAGCAAACAGTACCTTTTGGAAAAAGCAGTTGGAAAAGAGGTATTCAGAATTTCCGATAAGCTGGTAGAGAGACTGGATGCGGAAGAAAACATACCGCTTGAGCAAGTGATACAGATTGCGGAAGAAGAAAGTATAGAGGGGCTTGCCTTTGGGGAGGACAGAATATTTTTCTGCGGATTTCCGCTGAACGAGGATGAAGCGAGAGCCTATGCTGAATTGGCAGCTTGTATGGCAAAGACGGCAAAGGAAGCAAAGCGAGTAAGTCCAAAGGCTACCATCGAAGAAAATGAAAAATATTACATGAGAGTCTGGCTTGTCAGAATTGGTCTTGGAGGTAAGGACGGAAAGGACACGAGGAAGGTATTTCTTTCCAGACTGAAAGGGCATACCGCATTCCGAACCGAGGAAGATAAGGAAAAATGGAAAGAACGAAACAGTAAGAAATCCACCGAACCTGCTGAATAGCAGAGGGGTGGATTTTGCCATAAAATACACAATTTCATATGGATATGAGCAGTAAATATTTGTGTACATTATGCCTCCGAATTAACTGGATAATATGTGCTTTTAGAGCGAATATGTACCTACCGAAAGGGAAAACAAACAGCCGAAAGGAAGGTACATAGAATGAACGAAAAAACAAGAATCCAAATTGAGGAAATGAAAAAACAGACCATTGGGGTTGAGGTGGAGATGTACAACATCACAAGGGAAAAGGCAGCGAGAACGATTGCAGAGTATTTTCATACCGAAGGAACGGTAAAGTACATTGGAGGAAGCTACAGCGCATGGGCATGCAAGGACAATAAGGGAAGAGAATGGAAAATCACAAGAGATTCAAGCATTCAGGCAGCTTCCGATGACGAGAAGGCAGAACTTGGAACACCGATTCTTACCTACGAGGACATTCCAGATTTGCAGGAGATTTTAAGACAGCTGAGACATAAGGGAGCAAAAAGCGACCCTGCCCATATGTGCGGAGTACACATTCACATCGGACTGAATGGCCACACTCCAAAGAGCCTCAGAAACCTTGCGAACATCATGGCAAGCCACGAAAGCCTTTTGATTTCCGCAATGAGACTTGACCGAAACCGAATCAACAGATACTGTAGAACGGTTGACCCTTCCTTCCTTGAAAGGCTGAACAGAAGAAAGCCAAAGACAATGGAACAGCTTGCAGACATTTGGTACGAAGGAGTATGGGGCAGCAGAAATCAGCATTACAACGATTCAAGATACAGAATGCTGAATTACCACGCTTGCTTCACACATAAAACCATCGAGTTCAGATGCTTCCAATTTGCCAACGCTGGCAACGGAAGAAAGGGCGGTTTACACGCAGGAGAACTTAAGAGTTACATACAGCTTTGCCTCGCACTCAGCCAGATGGCGAAAACGGTAGCGAGTGCCAGCCCGAAACAGCCACAGGTTGAAAATCCAAAATACGCAATGAGAACATGGCTTTTGAGACTCGGCTTCATCGGAGATGAATTTGCAACAGCAAGAGACATCCTTACCAAAAACCTTGAAGGGGATACAGCCTTCAGACACGGCAGAGCAGCTTGAAGGATTCAGCTTTGAGGCCACCGACCGCTTCGGCGGTCTTAAGGTGGTAGAAGGGAAGAACCCTTCAGAAAGGATGGACGAATATGAATAAATATTATTTAGCCTATGGCAGCAACCTGTCAATGGCACAAATGGCACAGAGATGTCCCGATGCAGTATATGTGGGGACAGCAGAACTTAAGGATTATCAGCTTCTTTTCAAAGGAAGCCAGTCAGGAAGTTATCTGACGGTTGAGCCAAAGAAGGGAAGTACGGTTCCGGTTTTGGTTTGGCGGATTAGTGAAAGGGATGAACATTACCTCGACCGCTACGAAGGTTGCCCATCATTTTATTACAAGAAAATGATAAGGGTGGAAATACAACCCTTTATTGGCGAGAAGGTAAACGGTGGAACGGAAGCAATTATTTATATCATGCATGAGGACAGACCGCTCGGATGCCCGACAAAGCATTATTATGATGTTTGCCTTGAGGGGTACTGCCGATTTGGATTTAAACAGACGGTTCTTGAACAGGCTCTTTACGACAGCGTTGGAAAAAGAGTCGGACAGCATTTACTGAAGGAGGTCGGATATTATTATGAGTAGCATGAGATTTCCAAGCAGAGAAGAAGTGGAGAAGGTGCGGAATGAGTATCCTAAAGGATGCCGTGTGGTTCTTGAGCGGATGGATGATATGCAAGCACCGCCAATTGGAACGGAAGGAACAGTAAGGGGTGTGGATGACACAGGTTCCATAATGGTTAAATGGGATAACGGCAGCAGTCTTCATGTAGTTTATGGGGAAGACCGATGCAGAAAAATTTAGGAGGCAGATATGGAGCAGATAACAACCATTTGCTACGGGAAAAAGGATACATGGCAGTCAAGGGAGGAGGCACAAGCCTTCTTCCTGAAAGCGATGGCAGGTTCGGAAGGAAGCGAGCAGGAGAGATGTGCCACCATATATACACAGCTTTGTCTGGGAATGACTGAGTGCAGGGATGAGGTGGACTGATGACAGAAAAAATAAAAGAGCAGATACTTGCTGTCAGGGCTACGGGGCGGACCAATATGTTTGACACCAATATGGTTCAGGTAATTGCAAACGAGATGAAGTTTTATGAACTTGTGATTTTCATTGAGGAACACAAGGGAGATTATGCAAAATTCATACTAACAGGCGAGTGTTAATATAACCAATTTATACAGCAAAGGATTCCTACGGGAGTCCTTTTTTTGATGCCATGAAACGGAGGTGAGGACAGTGGCACAGAGAGGACGTAAGCCAAAGCCTACGGCAGTAAAGGTGTTGGAGGGCAATCCGGGCAAGAGAAGCCTTAATACGGCCGAACCGAAGCCTGAAAAGAAAGCACCACGCTGTCCGTCATGGCTTGAGGATGAAGCGAAAAAAGAATGGAAGAGGATGAGCAAGCAGCTGGAGCAGTTGGGGATTCTCACGGAGATTGATATGGCTGCCTTTGCCGGATACTGTCAGGCATATGCGAGGTGGAAAGAAGCAGAGGAATTTATCACGCAGCATGGAACGATTGTGAAGACTCCGAGTGGCTATTGGCAGCAGGTGCCACAGGTATCCATTGCACAGACCTATCTTAAGATTATGAATAAATTTTGTGAACAGTTCGGACTTACTCCTTCTGCGAGAAGCAGAATTGTTGCAGATACAGCTGAGGACAAAGAAAGTGATGAGATGGAACTTCTCTTGATTAAGGGAGGTGGCAGATAATGTATGATGTGACAAAAGCGGATCATGCGGTCAACTTTATCAATTGTCTGAAGCACACCAAAGGGAAATGGAGGGGAGTTCCGTTTGAACTTCTCTCCTGGCAGGATGAGATTATCCGCACATTATTTGGTACGGTTAAGGAAAATGGCTACAGGCAGTACAATACCTGCTACTGTGAGATTCCGAAGAAAAATGGAAAGTCGGAACTGGCGGCTGCCATTGCATTATATATGACCTGCGGTGACGGGGAATGGGGAGCAGAAGTGTATGGCTGTGCTTCCGACCGCCAACAGGCATCTATTGTATTTGATGTGGCTGTGGATATGGTGGATCAGTGTCCTGCTTTGAAAAAGAGAATTAAACCAGTGATGTCGGTTAAGAGGCTTGTGTATAAACCGACCAACAGCTTCTATCAGGTGTTATCAGCTGAAGCATATACCAAGCATGGTCTGAACGTACACGCTGTTATTTTTGATGAACTTCATGCACAGCCGAACAGAGAACTTTTTGACGTTATGACAAAAGGCTCCGGTGATGCCAGAACACAGCCTTTATATTTTCTGATTACTACAGCCGGAACAGACAGAAATTCGATTTGCTTTGAACAGCACCAAAAAGCTGTTGACATTATAGAGGGCAGAAAAATTGACCCGACATTCTATCCCGTGATTTATGGTGCATCCGATGAGGATGACTGGACGAGCGAAGCCACATGGTATAAAGCCAATCCTTCCCTTGGAGAAACCATCGATATTGAAAAGGTTCGAAATGCTTACATCAGTGCAAGGGAAAATGCTGCAGAAGAGAATATCTTCCGGCAGCTTCGATTAAACCAATGGGTAAAACAGTCTACCCGTTGGATGCAGATGGATAAATGGGATTCGTGTGCATTCCCCGTAAATGAGGAGGAACTTATCGGAAGAACCTGCTATGGCGGTTTAGACCTTTCGAGTACATCGGATATCACGGCATTTGTACTTGTGTTTCCACCAAGAAATGATGAAGAAAAATACATCATTTTACCATACTGCTGGATACCGGAAGATAACATGAGACTCCGTGTCAGAAGGGACCATGTTCCTTATGATGTGTGGGCAGCAGAAGGGAGTCTGGAAACCACGGAAGGAAATGTCATTCATTATGGTTTTATAGAGAAATTTATAGAGGAACTTGGTACGAAGTACCACATAAAAGAAATTGCATTTGACCGTTGGGGTGCAACGCAGATGGTGCAGGATTTGGAAGGTATGGGATTTACTGTTGTTCCTTTCGGGCAGGGGTATAAGGATATGAGTCCGCCAACGAAGGAACTTATGAAGCTGACACTTGAGGAGCGAATTGCCCACGGTGGGCATAAGGTTCTCCGTTGGATGATGGATAACGTGTATGTCAGACAAGACCCTGCCGGAAATATCAAAATGGATAAAGAAAAATCTACAGAGAAAATTGATGCTGCAGTCGCAACCGTCATGGCACTTGACCGTGCAATCCGTAATCAGGGAAGTGATGGCAGTGTGTACGATGCCAGAGGAATTCTGGTGTTTTAGGAGGATGACATGATTTTGGTCAGCATATTAGGCTTCTTTCTCATAAGGGAAGCAATCAATCAGGCATTGGAGGGATAGCAGATGGGAATAAAAAGTTTGTTTGGTTTCGGTCAGGCGAGGGATAAGCCTGTACGGAATTACAGCAATGGTGAGTATACATTCAATTTCGGACGAAGCACCAGCGGAAAGAGCGTCAATGAAATGACAGCCATGCAGACTACTGCAGTTTATGCATGTGTGAGGATTTTGTCAGAAGCAATCGCATCGCTTCCAATTCATGTATATCGATACAAAGACGGTGGGAAGGAAATGGTTTGTGACCACCCGCTTTATACGCTGCTCCATGATGAGCCAAACCCGGAGATGATTTCATTTGTGTTCAGAGAAACGCTGATGAGTCATCTTTTAATTTGGGGAAATGCATATGCACAGATCATACGAAATGGGAAAGGCGAGGTGCTTTCTCTGTATCCGCTACTTCCAAACAAGATGAGTGTGGAGAGGGACAGTAATGGAGTGCTGTATTATGTGTATTCCCGTTATACAGATGAGAATCCCAACATGAAAAAGATGGGAGATATCATCTTAAGGCAGGAGGATGTGCTTCATATTCCCGGACTTGGATTTGATGGTCTTATCGGTTACTCACCTATTGCAATGGCAAGGAATGCTGTCGGTATGACGATGGCATGTGAGGAATATGGTGCCAGTTTTTTTGCTAATGGTGCAAATCCCGGTGGTGTGTTGGAGCATCCGGGTGTGTTGAAAGACCCGGCAAAGGTAAGGGATTCTTGGAATGCAGTGTATCGTGGAACGACCAATGCCCACAAGATTGCCGTACTTGAGGAAGGGATGAAATACCAGCAGATAGGTATCCCACCGGAGGAGGCGCAGTTCCTGGAAACAAGAAAGTTTCAGATTAACGAAATTGCAAGGCTGTTTCGGATACCGCCACATATGGTCGGTGATTTGGAAAAGAGCAGTTTTTCTAATATTGAGCAGCAGTCCTTGGAATTTGTGAAATACACACTTGACCCGTGGGTGATCCGGTGGGAGCAGTCTTTACAGAGATCACTTTTTCTGCCGGAAGAGAAAAAAGAGTTTTTTATAAAGTTGAATGTGGACGGTCTGCTCCGTGGAGATTATCAGAGCCGAATGAATGGTTACGCCATCGGCAGACAGAATGGTTGGCTGTCGACCAACGATATCCGTGAAATGGAAGATATGAATCCATTACCGGAAGAGGAAGGTGGCAATCTGTATCTTG